CTAACTAAAAGCTTCTTTTGGACGTATTCCAGTATCTAAGAAGATCAGTAATAGAACGTAATCACGCAATCCAGCATATGTGGTTTGATCAGGCAATTGGAGTAAATCTATCAATACTTTCTCATCAATATGGACTATTCTACCTTCATCTTTACGCTTCTTAAATCCACTCAAAGGGTTGTCAGATAATACCTCATGTTCTACACACCATTTAAAAAAGGTACGTAAATAAACCAAACGATTGTTATACGTTGCTGGTTTAATATTTTCTTGCCCCAAATGTTCATATACAGACTTTTCGAGTTCTTCATAAGATTCTATTGCACTAGGAAACCGTTTAATTAGTAGGTTGTAGTGCGTTGTATAATCAAGAATAGTTTGCTCACTAAGATTGTTCGCTTTCTTCCAATTAATAAACTGTGTGAAAGCTTCATCCATAGTTGCGGGTGCCGCTTTTTTCACCTTATTCAATCGCATTACCAACGAAAAAACCTCCTTCGACCGCATCTGATTTAGTCAGATACTACAAAGGAGGTATTATCAGCTTTTAATTAATCCTGTGTACTTAGTTAAAACACACAGGACTCTTAATTTTAATACAAGTACTTACATAACAAACACCTTGATTTCTCAAGGTGTTTTCGGTATGCCGAGGACCGGGATCGAACCGGTACGGTAGTCACCTACCGCAGGATTTTAAGACATGCCCCTGACCACTTACCAATCGTAGCGAATATGTGTGAACCCTTGATATATAAGGGTTCACACCCTTAACCAGTTACACATCCGAGCAAATTACAGGACAAAAAAACAGCTTCCGCCCCCAATTCGTCCCCAAAATATCTGGGGGCAGAAACTAGCTTACTCGTGCAACAGTAATTTATTTCCGTTGAATATAGAACATATGTTTGCATATAATATAACCAACAAGGAGGCGTTGGTTATGAGTAAAAAGCTTGCTGATAATGGTCTATGGGAGAGCAGCCGTATCATACTGCCTGAGCATCGATTAGCTTATCTGAATCTTGTGAAGGAACGTCACCGACGAGGGCGTATCGAGTTGGACGAACAGGAAAAAGAGTTGATATCTATAGCCCTGAGATCGTCATACAAGCATCGTGTACCGTTGAGTATACAAATGTACGATCCTTGGGAGGCGCTGCGTGTGGAGGGCGTCGTGAACGCCATAGCCGATTTACGCGGAGCCTTTAGAGTCGAAGATGACTGGTATGACATTATAGACATAGAACGCATTGAGCCATACGAAGATTGGTAAGAAAAAGAGCCGCAGGGATGCTTTCCCATACGGCTCTTTTCTATTATATATCAGTACCGGCTTCATATTCAATAAGCTCATTTGCATCCTTAAGCTCCAGCGCAACCATTATCTTCTCTAAATTTTCTAGCGACCAATGCTTTGCTACGTTCTTCTCCATATCTTTTACTGTATTCCAGCGAATGCCTGTCAATTCACTAACCTGTTTAGCATTTAATCCACGTTCAGCCATAACTTTGTCCAATTTAAGTTTAAACATTCACTATCACCTCAATCTCATTATACAAAATAAACCCTTATAAAGTCAACGAATTTAGTTGACATTCAACGATTTTCGTTGTATAATAAGAGTATAAAGGAGGTGAACGAGACATGAGCAAAAAGAAAAAGAAACAGCAAGTTAATCGTAGTGAAATCATCACGCTAGTGAGTGCAATCATTAGCCTGATAAATACGATTATCATCCTCATCATCACACTGGCTGACTAGTCCAGAAGCCCGCTTCGGCGGGCTACCCCTTACGGGGGATGGTGAAATATAAGGGTGCTGTTTCTTTCTCATTACAATATAGTATACCACAAAGGAGCTGATATTATGAAGTCGAAAACAATAACGGCTGCAATGGTTATTAGTCTCGTAGCGTTGGCAATCAGCTTGACAGCTCTGACAATAGTCCTGGTTCGTTAAGATGCCACTAGCGAAGCCCGCAGCCGATGTGGGCTTTTTTTTGCGTTAGATGGAAAAGAAAAAGCCCCGCCGACCATTCAATGGATAGCAGGGCTTTCGCGTTCCGGAATATTTTTTGGAATAATTCACGTAAGTTTTGCCAAACTTTTGAGTTTGGTTGTATTTTATTCGGTTTTCTAGCAATTTGGTTGTAATGATAAATTACTGCTCTTTTTGCCCACTGGCTTTTCGCAGCACGTTTGCGAGCCGGTTAGCCTCCGTCTTTCTGGCTGTATCCCCTTTAGCATGGGCTGCCGCCCACTCCGCTTTTATAAATGTAATGATTGCATTTGCGTCCTCCACCTTCATCTCCAATTCACTCTCCTGCAGCTTTTCCGCCACTCGATTTTTAAATGCCACCCAGCCTGTCCATTTACCGCCGTCATACATCAGGCGTGGGCATATCTTCCCTGACCAGTCGTAATGGCGCCGTAGCCGATCGACGCCCCAGCCGCGCTGCTTAAGCATGTCAGCTACCAGCTCGACGGCATTATCAAGCGCCTTGCTGTAATCCCCGCTCTCGCATATCTCAATGCTTATCGATGTTCGGTTGCCGCTTCCCGCCTTGCTGCCGTCGCCGCTGTGCCAGGTGTTTTCGTTGAGTGGTATACACTCGATTGATCCAATCTGATCCACGACAATATTATAGGATGCCTGACGGTCATTACTGGCGTTTGTTAGCCATGCTCGCTCGTTTGCCGCCGTGCTGGAGGCGTTACCAGTATTGTGGATAGTCAACGTTGTAGCCTGCATAGGCAGGGCAGGACGGCGCTTACAGGCCGTCCCTTTGGGGATGTGGTCAATCTTATAGGTTATCGTCATCAGACTTTCCTCCCACAACGCCGCCGCGTTCGGCTGCTCTATTAATCTTTTTATCGAGCTCGCTGCCAACCCATTTGAGCAACGTCTCAAATACGTTAAGCGGTAACCACTCCCCCCAGCCAGCGCGTAGGGAATTAGCTACCATGGATTGGATGACATGGTACAGGAGCCCCGCTGTGAGCGCCCCAAACAGGATGCCAGGCAAGCTAAACATGCTGTCCAATAAATGACCGCCAGCTGGCAACCCCAACATAAACAGCGTCCGAAACACGCCATCAATGCCATACTTGCTGCTGTAGCTATAATCTTGCTTTGCCGCTCGCACCCCGCTAATCCAATCCATAACAATAAAAAACGTGAGTGCAACCATTGCCGATACCACTGCATCCCCTGCCCCATACATGTATTCAAACGCTGGCACCACTACGGCACCGATTGCTCCAAAAATTGTTTTACCTGTCATCATCTCGTTTTCCTCCTAAAATAGTAAAAGCCGTAGGGCTGAAATCCCATACGGCTTAAAGTTATATGATTCTATTAATATAGTTGTAAAGATATGGTATAATAATTCGGTACGACTTACTTGGGTGGGTAGTATCGCCTCCAGATCGGGGGTGATGCTTATGAATTTTTCGTTGACGGAAGTGATTATGCTTGGCATGTTCTTGCTGGCATTACTTACTTATCTGCATAAACGAAAATAACCCGCCCAAGTTCTCGCAAGGGTAACGGGTTATTTTTCGCTAGGCTGGAGGATTCCCACCCAAGTATCGTGCAGGAGGGGGCGACCGCGAATCGTCCCCTTTTTTTCATTTTACGCTTAACTTGTCTGTATTATAACACATAGCTGTAAATCTTGTCATACAGTTGTCATACAAAATATCTTACAAACTAGGTTCATATTTAAGATGTCTGTAAATCTGACCGCTTGGCCGTAATCTCAGCCATTACCAGCTCCGCGTCAGCTGCTGGCAGACCATAACTGGCCACAATATCAGCTATGCCGCGCTCCCCTTTGTCGTAACGAGAGATGCAGGCATTAGCCATTACCCTCACCTTATAGTCAGCCATAGCCATTACAACCCACCTCCTGCGATTAGATCGGCCATGGTAAGCTCAAGGTCGATTAGCCGCTGCTGCTCCGGCGTGAGCGTTGTTGTCGGTTCTGTCGCATCCGCTGCCAGCTCCTCGGCTGTTCGCTCGACTATCTTACTGCCATCCCACTTATAGATGTACACTCCCTGACCGTCTGTCAGCGACTCGCTGAACGCCTCTTGGAAATGCCTTGGGCCATCCTCCAGCAGCAAAATATCGTTATCCGCTGGCTGCTCGAAGGCAGAAGAAAAGCCGTAGACGATTGTCCCGGCCTCGTTTGCTCGTAAATAGTGATTGTATCCGTCCATTTTGTCCCTCCTATAACTCTGCGTCCGCAATTAAATCAAAATCATAATACTGACCGACGGTAAACGGCGTCCCACTTACGGACAGTAGCAAAAACCCTTTGTTTGAGATGGCAGCATACGATGTCGGCGTTACCGTAATAACAGCCCCTGTCGATGTGCTGCGGAACTGGTTAATTACATTATTGTTTGTAACGGTCATAGTCGGTACTATGCGCATAGGCGTTGGAAATCTCGAATTAACAAGCAAAGCATTGGTGGTTAACGCAAGTCCTGATATTGATCCAACACTAGGAGACAAAAATGCATCTGTCCATGATTGCCACCTATACCTCAAGCAGTCCACCTCCTCCTGCCCTTTGCTTTTAGGCTGGAACGGCAATGCTGTATCTCCTGCATTAACCTGCACCTCAGCAATCTCAATTGTTCCAGCGCCGCCAAATGTCTCATCCGTCGTCGCACCTACAAATGAGCGCCTTACAGATCCCCATGCATAATACAGGTACAGATATAGGGCATCATTGTTATTTGTTCCAAGCGTTTTACCCGCTAACGTCGCAGTGTCAAAGGTGAAGCTGTACTTTTGAAAAGATGATGTCAACGTAAAATTAGTACCGACAAGATTATCCGGAGAGCTAGGCGATCCACCAGTACCATAGTTTTGAGATAGCGTGACGCCAATACGCTTGCCCGCAATGCTGCTCCTCGCTTCAAAGGACACAGTGACTTTTTTGCCGTTCCCGCACAAATACCTAGCGCCAAACTCAATACCCTGCATGAGCATGCCGTATCGGTTCGCACCAAGCGAGCTGCCTGCACCGTTAAGGCTGATACTGTAGTAATAACTCGCCCCATCTAAAACCCCTAACGGTAATTGTTGCCGTGACCTTGTAATTGATGGTAATGTCCCGCCGTCCGCAAAATTAAGCGACTGCCAGCGATCCGCCGTATATCCATCTGATGCAAACGACGTCCCCCGCTGCCATATATCAAAATTGCCGTTGATTATAGCCTGCCTATAGACGTTATACGGCATATTGACAATATCATCAGCTAGTTCGGTCAACTCCACTTTATCCGCTGCCGACATTAGCCCGCCCTCAGTGACCGTTGCATTGGGCACCGGATCAGCTCCATGCTCCGTGTGGCTGCTACCGTGAGCACCTGGCGTTGATGCGCCTGTAGCCGTGATGATCACTTTTTTTGATACCGGGTTTGTGGTAACGGTAATACCTGTCCCGCCCTCCACGGTAAGCGTATCGGACTCTGCCCCAGCATCCAGGTTGTTGACCTTGGCAAAGGCGTTTTGGTTGACCTCGGCGCCGTTTTGTACGCTGTCCAGCTTGGTACGGTCTGCCGGATCGAGCGTATCCAGCCCGTCCAGCTCAGCCGCTACACGGTCAAAACCGATTGAGATATTAGGGTAGTCCTGGCTAATCGGTGTTGGTCCGTTAAGGTTACAAAATCTATTCGCCATCTGCAGCAGCTCCTTTCCTAATTTGATTCAGTCGCCCTTGGAGAGCCTCTTGTACGCCAATCAAAATGGCCTCCTCCTGGTCAGGATGGTACGGAACGATGGCCTTTATGACCGCGCATATCTCGGGTACCGGCTTAAGGGGATCAAGTGCGATGTTTAAAACGTGATGGACTTGTGCCAATCAGATTCACTCCCAACGAAAAAGACGCCCCTTTATAGGAGCGCCTTCGTTTTATTTTTGCTGTGCTTTAAGATACAGATACTTTGATAATTAAATTACCATTTTCGTCAAGAATTTTTGTTCCAAGTTTATATCCGCCAGGGTGTTGTGAAGCCAATATGATCATGTCAGCTTTCATTAAATCTTCCCGTTTAAATGTACTCGGAAGCTTGTAGAAAAAGGTATCCGACAAGATAATATTACTGTTAACGTGCTCGGAAGCATTAAAGCCAAACTCCATGTTTATCATTCCTTTACTATTTTGTTTGTAGGGTTGCTAGCTTAGCTTTAAGTGCTGTGATTTCATTTTTGTTATTATTGATATATTGTTGGTATGTTTCAATTTGCTTTTTCCGACCTTCAATCTCCGAATTAATAGAATCTTTATCAGGGCTGTTCGGATTTTCATTCAGATAATTAGTTCTGACATCAATAGCATACTGTTGATCGGCTATAAACTTTTCATTGCTGGTTATATTTTCTTCTAGACGTGTAATTCTTTCATTTATTTTCGTTTCAGTATTGTAAAAAGAATATGGATCAGATGTTTCAGCAGACGTTTCGACCTCACTTGTCAAGGCTACAACCCCTTTACTATAAGATACATCTAAACCTAGCGCCTCTGAAATACTACGTACTGGTAGTAGGCTCGTCCCCTCAATGACAGCTCCATTATCTACTGTCTTCCCATTTAAAGTAACTCGAACTTCACCGCCCACTTTTTTTCCAGTCAACCCGTTCGCAGCAAAGGCCGTTCCTGCCGTAAAGACAATTGCACCCGCTATAAATCCTGCGACAAATTTCTTCATACTAAAGTCACCTCGAATATGATTATTTTGTCACATTATACCACTTATATCTGCTCATGGGTATGGCTACCAGCAGTAGAGAACGTAATAAATCCCGTGACCGTGCCTGAGGAGTTGGTTACTGCCAACTTCGTGCCATCAGGGATACCGTGGTTATGCGTACCTCCAGCGCCTGTTGCTATTCCTTTTTGCGCCTTTGTTAAAAAGGCTTCTTGCAAGGTTTGACCATTCGCTGCATTAACAAATCTTGACCATGAAGGCACCTTTACTAGACTTCCATCTAACTGCACTTCAGCAGCGCCGTTCTTGCCATTAATATATACTCCGTTATCACCATACATCTCTAAATTACCCAACAATGTATTGATTAGCGCCCGCTGCTGTCCAGCGGTTACAAATCTGAAAGCTGGCGCACCTGCATAGTTTTCCAATACTACATAGTTATCAGCATTGCTATAGACTCCAAAATAGTTGTCTGTCGCGGACATTACGGCCCGTGGGAATTGACCAACTTCCTTAGTTTGGATCAAAGCGCCTGTGATGGTGCCGCCCGTGAACGTTGAAGCTGTAATTGTGCCGCTAAAGCTACCATCGGCCCCGTTAAGCGTCCCTGTGAAAGTGCCGCCTGCCGCTTGTAGGTTACCGCTGAACGTCCCACTCGCCGCCTCAAGTGCCCCGGTAAACTTAAGCTTGTTTGTTTGAGCATCGTAATACAACGCGCTGCTACCATTAACCTGCCAGTCCATAATGTCGCTGTTAAGCGTCAGCTTGCTTTTGTGGTCCTCCCGCTCGATTACCATGCCTTGTGTCCGGCTATGCGTAATGCCGTAATACGGTTTACCATAGCGTACAGTATTGGCATTGAGTCGGTTAACCTGCTGTGTCAGGCTGCCTTCCAGCGCAAATTCGGATCGCTGCTCCGACTTGGACGGCGCCTCTATCTGCATTGTCAGCCCGCCCTTAAAGCTAAATGACATATGCAGCGCAATAGTCTGGTAGCCAGATAAGCCATTCCACGGCAAATGCGTATTATCCCAGCTTGTAAATGTCTCGGCCCAGCTGTTGCCCTCCTGCATTTCAAAGCCGATGATGTCCCCGTGCTCAAGCTGTGGATACCCGCGTGCGTCCATTTGCACCGGCAGATAGGTAAAGCCGTTAAGCTTTGCATACAGGTTATTGGTTATCGCCTGCGTTGCAAACGGGTTTTCGACATACAGCGTGTGGTTGTCGTCTCCGCTGCCCGCCTCGTATGTTAAGCCATCCTCAGTATTGTAAGTCACCACAACCCGCGTATACGTCTTGACTGGATTGAGCTGCTTAATCCGGATGTAATCAGCCGTCGTCATATTAAAGACAGGTGGTGCACTGGCTGCGAACGTTTTAAATCGGATCACGCCCGACTTGGCTACATAGACGCATGCACTGTTGGCGCTAGCAATGTAACCTAGTACCTGGCGCATGCTATATCCTGCTGGCCCCGCTTGGATCTGGTAGGATGGATTAATCTGTACGCTGCCGTCATAGAGATAGCCCAGCCTGCCGCATATCTCGTTCCACACGGCCTGCTGCGTCGCCGGATAGGTGAGTGCTGATACATAGGGCACATCAGCCCGCACAAGCATATCGCAGCACGTAAACGTCCATACATCGTTGATCTTTTTGCGAGAGTCAACAAAATACTCGCCCATTGATAGCCAGTCAGTCATGCCGCCTTCCCATGACCGCGTTGTGCTGACCCAACTCGTGAGTGTGTCGTCCCATGAGAGTCCCGCACGAGATAGCGCAATATAAGGACGTACAAGCGCATTAGCTGGGATTACGTCCTGCGTCCGTAGCGTGATGGTACATTGGCTGATTACCGTTGTTCCCAGCTCAAACTCTTCGCCAGCTAACAAGCTGTTTTCGACGGTAAAATCAACAATTGTCGAATCAAAGTAGTTTTTGCCGTCAATGTGTGCCATAACCTTAAATTCTCGATCATGCCTGCGCAACATCGCTAAAAACTCGCTTGATATAGGATACATATTATCGCTCCGTCAGGGTGACTTTAAGACCTTGCCACCGTATGTCGTTGCCCTTGGCCACCGCAAAGGCAGCTTGTCTGTTGCCAACATAAAACGTTTTAGTCTGATATGCCCCCGCCATAGGGTCCGGATACGTAACGCTGAAAAATACGCCGCTCATAGCCTGCATCAGCGCCGATATCTCAGCCCATGTCAGCACGCCCCACTCCATATCAATCTGCCGCTTAACGGCTATCCTGTCTCGGTTGAGCGTGCCGTCAGCTGTCCTGGTCGTTGACTCTCCGTCGTCCAGGTCAAGCACTGTCGGGACAAAGGATGACGGGTAAGCCGCTATCGCCACGCCATTTATTTTAATTTCCACGCCTTACACCTCCTATACATCTATCAGCGACCGTCCAGCCTGCTGCGATGCCCGATTGATAGATTTAGCAGCCACCCGGCCAAACTCCGATTCGCCAATTTGCAGGACGGCCGTTTGATTCCCGCTATTTTTGAGCACCTGCAGTATTTGTCCAAGTATCTGCACGGATTGCTGATTACTGCTATCTATCATCCCCTGCAGCTTAGACAATGGGCTGATGACCTCTGGATCCGCAGCAGCTCCTTTGTTATCCCCGACCATTGCGAGCGTCGGGCCGTAAGCTAGACCGCCTTTTGCGAGTTTTGGGATTGTCGGGATGGATATGCCAAAATCTTTGACGCCTGTTGTTTTGCTTACCCAATCAGGCACGTCGATCTTAACGGTATTAAGCTGACGGATCATAAAGTTAACGGCATCAATAATAAGGTTTATCGCTCCCTTAAAAATGCCCACCAAGGCGTCGCACATACCCTTGCTAAAGTCTTGTATGCCGTTCCAGGCTTTTTTCCAATTGCCGGTAAAAACGCCGACGATGAAGTCTATCACGCCGCCAAGCGACTTGATTATGCCTCGTATTACATCAGATATTATCCCGACCGCCGTGCCTACAACGTCCCCGATGAATGCAAAGATATTTTTAAATGTAGGCCCCAACGTCTTAACCATATAGCTGACCACGGGCAAAATAAATTTGTTATAGATATCTAGTGCCCCATCTACAACCTTAGCAACAAAGTTAACAAGATCCTCCACCATATACTTAAGGTGCTTATCCCAAGCTGTTGATAGCATTTTCAACATTTCATCGACAAATGGTTTAAGGAATCCGTTCCAAAGTTCAGTCCACAGCTGCTTGACGCCATCCAGCGCCATTTTGATCTTATCAACGATCTTGGAACCCCATTGATCCCACGCTTTGTAGATGATATCCATAATATCCATGATGATCTTGGATACAATTTTCATCGCTGGGTCAACGGCGCCCCTCCATATATCGTCGAATATCTGCTTCGCAAGATCAAATAGATGCTTAAAAATATCAATTGCTCCGCTGACAAACTCTGTATATCTCGGCAGGCCCTCCGTGACAAATTTGTTGATGAGTGGATACACCGTATCCCAAATGGTCTGGAATACATTTAGCACGCTGTCCATCAATCCGCCCACCACATGCCCCATAACCTCAATATTCTGTTGCCATAAAGGGATGACGTCGTTAACAAACCAGTTTTTAAGCGGGTCGCCCAGCGCAACAATATCGGTAAACACTCCCGCAAATATCTGCTTAATCCGCTCGAGCTGTGGCGCAATGGACGCCCATGCCGTTTGAAGGGATGGACCAAAGATAGCTGCCAGTGTAGCGCCCACGCCTTTAAACGTGGTCATCAACCCGCCAAACATACCCTTAACCTGGTCAACAAATGCCTGTACCTTATCTTTGATCGGATCCACGTCAATGTCGGGCTCCAGCGTCATAGCACCCATATCAAATCCTGTACCTGCGCCTAAGCCTGCCGCAATTCCGCCCGCAGCTCCTGCAGCGTCGTCTAATGCTCCAGCTGCGCCCTGCGATATGATGTTGAGTTGGTCGAACCCACCTAGCGAGCCCTTAATGGCCTTGCCCGCTTTTTTGACTGCCTTGCCTGTATCGGTAGCTGCTGTGCCAACATCCCCAACGCCTGATGCTGCTGTCTCCGTAGCCGTCGTTACAGCGCCCATGCCGCCTGCTGTTGCGTCCCCAAAAATCAATTCGGTGAATGCTTTAAAATAGGCAGCCGCTATCTGAAGCTTGGCTATGAGCCAGTTTAAGCCTTTAACGACCGGGGTCAAAATGTTAATAAAGCCCGCGCCCATAGTCCCCTGAAAGATTTTCCATTGCTCGGTCAATACACGTATCTGGTTAGCCCAGCTGTCGCCATTACGTGCAAAGTCGCCTTGCGCATCCCCTGTGACGCTTAACAGGTAGTTGTAGCGCAACAGCACTTGCTCCGCCTGTGACATGGCCGTCCAGCTTTTTGTAATGCCCTGAGCAAGCGCATATGCCTCCATGTTCGCGACGTTCATGTTTACACCCAATGCCATCAATGGCTCGGTTTCGCCAGCGATTCCCGATCTGATCTTGTCAAAAGCCTCATCAGTCTCAAGGTTGTAAAAACTCGCCATATCCGCAGCCAGCTTTGTCATATCGACCGACAGATCACGTACAACGTCACCTGTCAATCCGGATGACTTAAGCATAGCCCCCATGACTGACGTATACTTTTTTGCCGACAGCTCCGACAGACCAAATGACTCCAGCGCACTATCCGCAAAAGCGTTTACGTCTGCTGCCATTGCCCCAAACGTAACGTCCACAACGTTCTGGACCTCTTGCAAGTCGGATGCTAGATTAATAGCTTCCCGCGCAAAATCTGTGATGCCCTGGACAGCAAAGGCGGCACCAATAATCAGCCCAAGCTGCTTAAAGGCACCGCCTACTAGGTTTGTCGCCGTGCCCGCTATCCCGTTGAGCTGGCGATTAAATTGTGCAAAATTAAGGCCTAAATCCAGTATGACACTACCCGCACTGCCTGCTGCCATCTAACCGCCACCTCCTCCGAATAGTCGGGCCATCGTAAGCTCAAAGTTCTGCATTTCCATATCCAGCTTTACCGGATCATCCAGCTTGCGAGTTGCCCCCCGCTTACGCCACTCACTGTGTATTCGTCGTTGATCCGGTCCAAAAGCTCTGATAGCCTTCGGATCCTTCTCGGCGCGAATGGCCACGACTGCGCCTAGCGGTGTCTCAGGCATAATCCCTGCAACATAATTACAAAACTCGTCCCATGGCATATCGGGATGCTGCCGGATCCTGATACCGTACTGAGTCGCTAAGCTGGCCTCAATCAACGACCAGTCATCCTCAAGGTCATACCACGTCTCCTGATTGCTTGATTGCCCGTTGAAATCGGGCAAGAGCCTCGTCGTAGGACACACCCAACACAGCAGCCATCACCCCAGTCGTTAAAACTTGGATGTTGTCTAGCGAGAAATTTCCAACGCCAAGCTCTTCATATGCTTCTTTGCCCAGAACGGTTTCAAGACCTTCAAGCATTCCGGATGGCCCTGCTTGACCTGCAGCCTGAAACGCCGTAACCTCACGAATACCGTTATTGACGATGTATCTTTTACCATCGATCACAATGGCCGGCTTTTCCGTACTAAATTTCCCTGACAAATCAACTGTTTTAGACATGCTTAAAATCCTCCTCGTTTATGTTGTATTATGCCGCTGGCGTAAATGTCGGCTTGCCGTCGCTCAGCAGCTCAAATTCCAAACCATCAATATTCGTACTGTCGCCACCGGCTGGAGCTGTAAGGCTAATGACGCAATCCATGACAAGCTTCGCGCCGCTCGGCATCGTCCACTCAAATTTTGTTTCTACCTCTTGGCCTGTTCCGATCATCAAGCCCGCAATGTAGTCATTACCTGGATCGCCATAGTTTCGCTTGCCCGAAAAGCTAATGGTCATCCCCTTGCCCGTTACAGCCCGACGCGTCCAGCCTGCTTGGTCCATAGGGGACCACTCCTCAGTATTTGCGTCGATGCTGATTGTAAATGTCTCCAAGTCCTTGACGGTAAGCATTTCAGCCGCTGTTGATGCGCGGCCAGCAGTCCCGATTTTGAAAATGTTATTATGGACGGGAAAAACGCCTGTTTCTGCCATTTAACCTCACCTCTCGTAATAAATAATTGTCTCGATTACGTACTCGTAAATGCCGTCGTCGTCCGTGCCTACATTGACCGGCTCGGGCACCCGCATATCAAACGAGATTACACGACGCCCGCCAATCTCTGCGACCTGACCAAATAGCGCAGCGTAGACCTCATGGGCCTTGCGCTCCGCTATGTTTGCATTTTTTCCCCAATGCACCAAGATAGACACGCCTTTGACTGCGTAGCTCGTTTGCTCCAGCCCGCCTAATGCAATAACTGGCGAGCCCGCGTTAAGGTTGTACACACCAATACATTGGGGCTGCTTGCCATCCAGCTTGCCAATGTACCACGCTGGCGACTCTACTTGTGTCTTAAGCCAATCTCTTACCTCGCCTGTTGTCATCATCGTATAAAGCCCCCTGCAAGCTTCTGCCAGAGTTTCGAAAATACTTTCTTGATAATATTGTCCTTTTTGCCTGTCGCCCACGCTTCAAGCCATAGGCCCTGTGCGTCTCTATTTTTATCACGCCGGAAATTGTACTCCGGGTGATAGTAGAGCCGCCTGGCATACGGCGTATCGTAGACAATGGATACCTTGCCTCGCTTGCTCTGCGCCTCGTCGATATGGGCGCTCCGCTCAAGCTCGCCTGTTTGCTTAGGGGTGACCTCAGCTGCCATAATCTCGCCCAGGATACTATTTCTAGATCCAGCGATTGTTTGCTGCAGCGCCTCAACAGCTCCGCCACTAATCTCACTCAGCGCCCTACGATTCATTTTCGTTTTAACCTTCATTACATCAGCTCCAGCTCCGTAGAAAATATGGTGCCGTCTGGATTATGTGGTCGCGCAGCCCGAAATATAGACCGCTGCGCCCCTCCAACGACGACATAACCCTCGATTAGCTTATCCGGGTTAATATCGCCTTGGATGATTACTTTGCCCGATAACGTCACCAAACGCCGCTCCTTGTCCATGGTCTGCCGCATCTTTTCGTCATGGCAAGCAAGCCCATCAAAGATTAATTCCTCGACAGGCTCACCGTCCTCTGACAATTCAGTTTGATAGACTTTAATCGGGGTGACTAATATCCACGTTGGAAACGGCAATTTACCACGCATCAGCATAGCCCCCTGTTTGTAAGGCCAGTAGCACGCAGCAGATTAACAACGCTCTCCGTGGTCTGAACACCGCCCGCTCCCTCTACTGTTTTAAACGACAAAGAGACGCTACCCGCGCTGTAACCAGCTATCGGCATCGTCAGAAAGTCACCGTACTGATAGCTAAAGTCCGCCTGCTGGCATACTGCCTTAATGACACTTGTCTGCTGGTAAGTGCTCAGCCCGACCAGACCGCGCCCCACGATGCGATTATACGTAAGGCTGTCCACCTGATCGGATGCAAGCTGCAGCTCCTTGTCTAGCGCCTCCGTGGGTATGCTGCCATTACCGTATTGCTCATAATCTGCTGCTGTCGCATAGGCCATACGATCACCCGCCTGTAGCTTCTTTCAGCTTCTTGTTGGCCTCGGCCAGTTTTTCCTTGAGCGCCTTATTTTCTGCTTGCAGCTTTTCGTCAGGATCGGCTGCCTCCAGCTCTGCAATGCGGTCCAGCGCCTTTTTATGCTCAGCATAGGTCACCGTTTTGGATGGCGACACCTCAATCGTCACGAGCTCGCCGTTTTCTTCCTTGGCAATGTCGTAGCCGAGTTTCAGGTAGCCAGTTGCATCAGCCTCATCAATTTTAAGCTGCTTATTACCCTTTACTGCGTATAGCATAGATTTCTCCTCCTTCTTATGCTTGGACGTTAATTTGAATGCCTTTCAACTTGCGCTCGATGGCAAACAGATCGGTGTATTTACGGTTCTGGTACAGATAACCGTCACCGCCCGTGTGTGAGCCCGGTTCCCAAAGGTAGATTGCGCTGTGCTTGACCGGAGCTAGCACCGCAGATGGATGCACCAAAATCATGTTAATCTGTTTGGCTCCTACACCAGGCACCGCACCGTTAGTAAAGTCGAATGCCGATTTCATTCGATCCGAGGGAACCATTTTCAGTTTTACGTCGTCTAGACTTCGTACAGCGCGGTTAACCACCCCATTATTATTGGTAACTTCGATAGTACGCTGCACTTTTTCAGCTTGCTTCAAAAGCTTGTGCATGGTAGGTGTAGCATAGAGAATGCGACCACTCTGTGGTACGCTGGCTTCGTCCATCTCCTCCATCAGATCGTCAAATATGTTCAGCACATTAGCAATGGTCGGCACAGTAGTATCCAGCGCCCCACCGAGGTCAACGACCTCAGAATATAATTTCGAATATCGATACTTATCAAGCTCTGGAATAGCCTGCTCGTCTTCAAAGACGTTGGTCACGTTAGCCGCCGAAAGAATTTGGTTCGTCTCATCAACATCCATTGTGTCGACGAAAAATTCAACATCGCGATCATGCTGAAGGACCTTCAACTCGAAGTCGTTAGCAATCGATTGACGGTTCCAACCGCCGTTACGGCTATGGTCTTTGTAACCAGCGACATCAAGCCGCGGAATCTTGACCGTCTTTGTACCGACAAATTGGGCATTAGCCGTTGTCAACTCGGATGATGTTAATTCCTGCGCGTACTTTTGTTGCAGTACAGTCAAAAAACTTTCAACGTAATTGTATGGCATATCTTAATCACTCCTATTATTGTGTTTTAACACCGAAAATTGCGGCTAGTTGGTCGTTGCCCGCTGGCGCTCCGCCCCCATTGCCTCCACCACCAACCCTGAAACCACCCTGACCGCCTCCGCCTTTGTCCTCAGTCTTAAACAAAAACGCCTTGGACTCTTGCAGCCCTTTAAGCTGATCGTCCAGACCGACAATCTTGTCGCCGTCCAAAACGAGCTTTTCACGGTCAAACAGGCCTGCTACCAGCGCGTCGTCATGGACTTTGCCAGCCAGTGCCGTTTTAATGGCATTGGTCACTGTCAGCTCCTTAAGGTCTGCAGCATACTTATCTGCCGCTGCTTGGTTAGCTGCTGTCAGAGTATCGATCTGCTTTTTCATTTCCTCGCTGGCTCCAGCCGTTTTGCCAAGCTCTGCAATCTGAGTATCGCGGTCAGTAACGTCTTTCTCAGCTTTTTTCTTGGCCTCAGACATTTCGTTATATTGCGTTTTCGGCACAAAATGCTTCGGTAGCTCCTTATTAACGTCACTAATTAACGCGTCAATCTTCGCTACATCGAAACCCGCCGCTTTCAAAAGCTCTTTCATCCAATCCATTTATCATCAGCCTCCATAGATTTTTATAGCTGCTCTCCAGCTAAGGGAGCAGGCCGCTATGCTCCGGCCTTGAGCAGTCGCCTAGTTTAAGGCCATACGACAGGGCAACAAAAAAGCACCCTCGCCTATGCGTGAGTGCCTACGACCTTAATTTTCCCGCGCTCGATCACGTCGCAGATGATCGTTATTAGCTATGTGCTGGCGTATTTCCGCCTGCCATTGCTTGACCTTGGCTGCTGCAGCATCTTTGTTGGCCGGATCCACCGCACCAGCCTCGCGCCGTTTGTACTTGCGTATCTGGCGCTCCATATAGCGTTGCCGCTGCTCCGCTTGGTAATTTGCAGTCGCCACCTCATCGTCAACAGGAGCTGGTAGCTTGCTTACGCCAGGTATATAGGTCGCCATGTTGTGACGGCAATTCGGGTGAAATAAGCCGCCTGCCATCGCCTTACTGAGCAACGGATAATCACCGTCCTTGGCTGAGCCACCGCTGTACACGTCATCAATAAATACCTTACCCTGGTACGGCAGGCATAGCTTAGAGCAGTTGTTATGAGCCGATATCACGACAGTGCGTATGCCCAGCTCATTGCGCTTGGCCCCTTCGCCCGAAAACACCGCTCGCTGTGATGCTGTCCTAAGCGCCATCTCCGCATAGCTGGCAACGTTGATTCGGCGCCCATTGGAGTAAGTGACATAATCAAATCCCTTGTCCAAAAAGTCCCGTGTCGCCATGTCGATAGCCTGGCCAAGCGATGCTGCCCCGCTGTTAAGGTAAACCTGCGATTTAAAGATCGTCTGCCGATATACGTCATCGGCTTGCCGCAGCATGGAGTGCTGGGCCGCTCGCAACTCACCCTTGGACGCATCCGTCAATGCATCAACGCGACGCTTGTTGAGTTTAAAAAAGTTCTCGTCGTCATCTTCCTGCATTTTCGGCCTGGGCAGATCCTCACGGCGGCCAAACCCGAATTTGTTCCAGAGTTTGCCCGCAGCGTCAGCTACCTTCTTTGCTCCGTTACGGAAAGCACTCCGAATGCTGCCTGTTACCTGTTTTTCAACCTCTGGCGCGCGCTGCTCGACAATCTTTTTGTTCTGCTTGCGGAATTGCTTAAGGTTTTGCAGCTTACGTGCTTGCCATTGCTCCCACTCAAAGCCAAGTTCCTCTTCCTCGGCCTCGTGTCTGGCAAGATTGCGCTGCATGCTCTTAATCAGATCAAGCTCCATGTCGGCAAAGATTTTACGGACGTCGTATTTGCTCATTCGTCATCAGCTTCTGGATTGTCGTCCTCGTCTTCTTCGCCAGGCGGCTTGTCTCGGTTAATAGCTGGCTCCTTTACATCAAGCAGCCCCTGCTCATCTTTCAGGCGCTTGACCTCTTCCGCCTTTTCTTCATCCGTCCAGCTATCCCCATAAAGCTCCTCGACAGATCTCTCTATGCTCATGACGCCAAACGTCCGGGCCTTGCCAACCGTCTCCACCACACTGTCAAACGATGGGCTCGCATACTCCCCGAATTTGACGCTGGCCTCATATTCACCTGCATCTCGGTTTCGCATCGTGTCATATACCTTAAGCACGGTATCAACTAGGCGTGGGACGACTTGGTTAAGCGTCTCAATCAACTTACCCCGTGTGTACAACGTGGCCTTTTCCTTTTCTCTCTGAGCCTCAGCGTTATCGGTCTTTTTAAGATCGATGCCCAAGGTCGCTGGACTCATGATGCCCTGCAAGCACATATCCAGAGCGCTACTGTATGACTCGACAAACGCCTCATAAAGTATGGCCGGCTGGACCGTGGTAATCTGTCCCTTGGCATCCTCCGCTAGCGCCGTTCCAAGCTTTATAAACTGGTTGTCAAACGGGTTGGGCTTTAACAACTCACCCGTCTCCGTAGACCGCGGAATCATGTCCTCTGGAATGTACTTTTGGACGCGGCCAGCCCGGATTGCGTCCACCCATTGGCTTATGACCTCATCCAGCGCGTCAAACTCATCGTTTTTACTGTCGTATAGCGACTTGCCCCGGCCTGTCCACTTACTGGACTTGTAAAACTGCATCGGTACGGCCATGATCCACTTGCCCTCATAGGTGACCTCCGGCTGCAGGTGCGCCGTCTCCGGCACTGTGGCCAGCGGTACCTCCTTGCCATCAGCCGATAGCAGCTTTGACCGCACATAACCCTGCCCGAATGTCTCCTCTAGGCGGTAATCCTTGTCACGGTGCCTGTAATCGGTGTAAAACAGTACCTCTTTGAGCCGTCCACGCTGGCGGTTATAGCTGACCTGCTCACCGCTGTAAAACTCGATGATTGGGTATTCGCTCACGTCCGGATCCACGGTAATCTTAAACGCCCCGTCACCGGCCACCAGCGTATCGGTAATACTCTCACCCAGCAGCTTGTCAAAGCCGTTATCCTCAGCAATGGCCTGCCAGTTATCCGATACCTCGACAGGCTGCAGCTCGATGCCGTCCATATCAGCGATAACAATGTCGCTCAGCGTACCCGCTATCATGGCAGGTAGCCCGCTGTGGATCTTGCGTATTCGTAGATTTTGCGATGCGCTGGCCGCCCAGAAGCGAGCACCGCTCACGTTGTCGCTAGCCGTCTGCATCGCAAATTGCTCTAGTTCGGACGGATCGCCACGGTACCAGAGCCGGTTACGTAGGACGTTGGTGCCGTAGCTCAATGGCTCCGTTATCGTGATGATACGGTTTTCAGGAGCTGGCTGTATTTTCAGCATCTTCATGACCATGTTCTTTAACCACCCCATCCCTGCACCTCGCCTTCATTCCTAACCACTCTGTCCAGCACCTTTTACAATCATCAGCATTTGGCCTTGGATACGGGCACGTTTTCCATTTACCTCTACGCCGTCCACCAAAAGCATTAGGGCATATATCCTTGTAAGCGAGTATTTCGCCCAACTCTTCTGCTGTCATACCCCTGATCCTATCAAGATTGGTTTTCACAAGCCTACACCTCCAATCTGCGTTTAAACGGCTGCACGGCGTATTCTGAGCTGTCCAAGCAGTCAACCGGATAGCTGCCGTCGTCCGTCCGCACCCATTCGCCCGCCACGCGCTCCTTCTCATCCCATGTTGCATTCTCCAGAGCGTCACGCCACTGCTTAAGATGCGCCATGACTTTATAGCGGCCTTGGTTGATAAGGATGTTAGTTAGCCGTATGCGGTCTACGATGCCATCTTTTTTGTAAGATGGCACAACAGGTATGTGGATACCCCTGCGTCGTAGCTCATTTGCAAGCGCCTGTCTAAACAGCTTGTCAGCTGACTCTGCAAAGATGTGCGCACACGACAAAAAGGCCGGATACGTTTCCGACCACTCGACAACTTTGTTTACGATCTCTTGCGCATATCTGTCATGTGTATAGCCAGGCTCTTTGCCCTGGTCCTTACCTTGGCGATGGTAATATCCATCTATCAGCACAACGTCCTTATACTTGGCCGTCATGCCTGTCAGTGTCGCCACCGTTGCGTCGGTACCACCTATATCAATGCCAATGCTAAACTCAATAAATCGGTAATCCTTAATATCATCCCGCGATACGACATTAGCCGCCTTGCTGAATCCAGTATAGATGCGCCCTGTCGCTGCCGTCCGCTCGCCCAGGATATCAGCCTTATACCATAGGCTGTCTTTGTCATACGTAATCAGCGCAGCCTGCAGGCGGTCATCTGGGATGCTCAGGTTACCCACCATCGTAAAATGACCGTAATTGTAACCGGGATTGTCTCCACTCTCAAGCAGTTGGTCCTGGTAATCTAGCACATCACGATAAAACCAGTGTGCTGGCGGCTTAGGGTTGAGGTCAAAAAACAACTGCCGGAAGCTAGATGCCAGTGTCCGGTCAAATACCTCCTGCACAAATGACTGATGGCACTCGTTAACCTCGGTGCCGTATACCGTGCCGTATGAGTTACCCTTGATCCGGGCCGCGTCGTTCTTCTTACCGCCACCAGCGATAATAATGATCTTCTCGCCTGTCTTCGTCTGGATGTACAACGCATCGCGGTTCTTATATTCACCTTCACGGCATCTGCCAGCAAATAGCCATTGCAGCCCGAAGCCGTTGGAGTCAATAACGTTCATCTTGGCCGCGCCCAGGCTTACACCGAATACCAAATGCAGCTTATCTGGATGCACCTCAAGGCACATTGCGTAAGCTATCAGGTTGATAATGTTTTTGCCTGCCCGCTTGCCACCCTCAGCCACATTTAGCCAGCAATCCTTTGAGCGTCGTATATACTCAGCCTGCTTGGCTGTCAGCGGTGCGTACTCAATCATCAGGCAGCACCCTTTCAGGAGCCGGGTTGTTGATTAGATCAGCCAGCGCTGTAATTTGGGCGTTCGGATCCACACCGTCTTTGTTCGGCACCTTGGACTTAAGCACGTCGATTCGCGCCTGCTGCTCCTCTGTAGCCAGCTCCGTGCGTAACAGCTCATCATACTGCCGGATGAGGCTTTGCAGCGATGTCATGGCTCGGCTTTGCGCCTGCAGGAAGCTTGCCTGCTTATCCCAGGCCTGCTGGATCTCGTATTCGGTACCTGTATCCATGTTTTTCTTAATTTCCTTCGTTATATCTTCCCTATCCTTAACGTACATGATCTGCTGGGCCCGAATAATGGCCGTGTACTGGATCATGATGTTATCCCAAACGATATCAAGCGGCGAGCGCTGCTGCAGCTGCTCCATGATCTCAAGCGACTCTGCCGGCAGATACTTAGCAAATAGGCCATGGGTTACAGCATTGCTGTTATGAGGCGGTGCTGCCCCACCTTTATTGCCAACAGCGTTCTTGTTGCCTGGTGGTGCGCCCGGCTTTTTTGTGTGCACACCTTTTTGAGAGGGTGCACCTTTCACGCGCTCCCAGCCATACCGCTGCTTCCACGACTTCACGGTGTTGAGGCTTACGCTGTACTTGTCTGCAATGTCCTTGTATTTCATGCCGCGTTTGTAATCAGCCTCTGCTTTTATGTGCTGCATCTACACGATCACCACCACCGTCGTTGAGTTTGTTTTGTATATAGAAAAAAAGCCACCAAAATTAGGCGGCCTTGTCATTTTCCTTCCAAGGGGTATATTCGGATCCAATTCCAGCCGTCTCCGTACTCCCCGTTTTTAAATCGCATACCGCCGCAAGTGTGGTACACATTTTTGCTTTTGTGTACCTGCGTGACTTTTAACGGCACAGCCTCGCCCTGCTGATAATAACAGACCGTGTCTCCTGGCTTTATACTAGATAGCCACATTGCGTATTGCCGCTCATTCATCAGCCTCTCTCCTAATCTAGTACGTTTTCTACTAGTTTAGTCCGATTGGCCTCGAAATATACCAAAAATACCGCCTCCGAAGAAGCGGTAAGGAAAAAGGTTATGAATATCATGTTAAGCACCGGTGATAATGTGACACTTTGCCGCTGGCTTGCTGTGGACCAGCGGCTTAAGTCTACTCATTTCGTTTGACAATATCATATTACTACGGGTTTACAGGATAAAAAAGATACCTATGCGGACAATAGCAGGACATTAAACGGACAACTTTAAGTATTCTTGCAATGCCCTGTCTCTCCATCGTCTGAACGTGCGCTCTGTTACGCATAACTTTATCGCCGCTCGCGATACCGTGGTGCCCTCAATGTATTGCAATCGGATCAGACGCTCATATTCCGGTTTATAGCGTTGAAGTGCCTCCAGCACCGTATCGATTCGCTTGATCTCGTCTTGAATATCTTGAAGCTCACTAAGTCTTTCCAAAACCGCATCCAGGTCGTCGCGAACACCATACCCTCTCGCATCAATGACTTTTTTTATTTTATTGCGTAACTCCTGCAGGATTTTATCGTCCTCCGCGTCAGCTCCATATTCCGGTATAGCCTTCAACTGGCTTTTAATTCCTGCTGGGTATTGTTTTAGGTATGCATGCGCTGTTGTTTCTAACCGCTGTTCTCGCGCTGACAAGTACATATAGCTTGGCAATCCGCGTAAGCGCCGATGCAAATCCTGTAGTTGATCGTCCCCATTTAAACGGCTAAGTGTGATGCCTGATCCGATGCTGTAGTTACTCAGCACCTGCATTCTAGCCTGTAGTTGTTTATAATCCTTAAGCTGCTCCACTGCTTTTTGCATGTTCATACAGCCTTGCCCCCCCTATTCTTCAATCTCCCAGCTTGTATCAACATATTGGACGGCATCTTCCCAAACTGCTTCACCGATATACGACTCACGCTCATCATCGCTAAGACCTTCCAACTCTTCCTCGGCAATTTCAATTGTCCCGCTCTGTATCGCACCAGGATATCCATTGCTCATTGTCCATTTCACTTTCACCCTGTCCGCCTCCTATATTTGCTTAAGTCACTTCACGCAAAGGCGCCGAAGTAACCGTAAATTGCCCGTAACCGCGCTCCTGTAGATACTCATCGCTATGGCAGATCGGACATACCGTAGCGGAATGGTCCGCATCCTCGTAATCCTCGACCGCAAAATCTAGCGCACAATCTTGACACTCGTATAGGTGCATCATGAGCGGCGGCTCTGCTGATTTACCAGGGTAATTGATTCGCAGCGGCCATTCATGTGGCTTGCGCTGCCGTTCATGATAAATCATCGTTCGGATGCTGCCATACGTGCTGCCTAGCTTCTTCGCAATCTCAGCAAGCGGCAGGCCCTCCAAAAATAATTTGCGCAGCTCCTCTTTATTCACAATTTCAGTTTTCATGATGCTTCCCCCTAGTCGCCTATTTCCGGCAGCGGATGCGGATCCCAAGCCAGAAAGTCCTGATCGGACGATTCGGCCTCAAGCTGCTGCCGGCGAATTATTTCCGCCTCTGCCGCTGCTTTATCAGCCAGCGGCGCCTCCTCATCGCAATAACGGATGTTAACTAACTGCTCAAGCGTTGCGTTATGCATATCCATGATTACAGCAGTCTGCCTGAAACGAAAAAGTTTCCAAAGCCGTCGCGTTCAGGAATGCCATCTTGCTCCACGCCAGTTGCCGATAAGACGGAATAAGCTGATTTGCAATTGTGGCATGTGACCTCTGTATCGTCCAATTTAATATAGTGATTCCCTTTATTCCCGCAGGATTTGCAGCGGTAATAGCATCTGTAATGCGGGATGCCCTCTTTGAATTTGATTCCTGTTTCCCAATGAACAGGCCTCGCCTCTCCCGTATTAATCACGGCCTGTATCTTTTCTTCTAGCGATACCATGGGCGTTCTGGCGGATCCGATTAGCGGGAGTGTACGCGGGCGCTCCTTCGCAGGAATCTCCACTTTCGCCACAGGTACAGGCGGAAATTCTGGAACAGGATATGCTTTCTTCGTCAGTTCCTCTTTAGCCTGTTCAATTTCTTTCACTTGCTTCGCTTTCAGATCCGGGCGTTCAGGCCCAAATATAAAATCTAAATCCGTTTTGGTAATGGTAAGCTCAGGAGCAATCACTTCCGTAGCAGGCGCCGGCACACTCGCCAGATTCACTCCGAAAACGCTGAATGCCCCGTTAATTACCGCCGTAACATGTCCCGATTCTGTTTGCTCTAGCTCAAGATCAACCGACTTTACCCCATCTACAATGCTCAATTTCAATGTCATATTTAATTCGCTCCCTTATTTTTTCTTTGTTCAAAAACTTCTTCCATCCATTCCACCAACATGACCATTTGCTTGACGACCAGCCGGTTATCGTTATATTTCCGGCATATGAATCCGCTTGAATCAGCAATCCATATCCAAAATTCTGAACTATCTGGGCCAGCCCGCATAACTGCCATGTTGACATCGGCAATCCAAGCAACGATATCGTCGTAAAAGGCCTTATAGTCTAATTTGCGATCCATAGGCTATAACTGTTCCAGCCGAATATAGATACCCGGCCGTGATGCCCAAAATTTCTCGACGATCAAACTAGCAATCTGAGAATCATTTTTGAAATAGCCCAGATCCTCCATGCAATCCTCAAGCAGCTTCTGCATATTTGAGTTATCCGGCTTCGTATCCTTGTACTCGCCATCTGTATGCTTGCCAGCAAGCGGGAAGCACCATTTCACCATCAGGCGCACAGCGCCCCTATATGGCTTGTCTGGCTTATGAGGCCCAAGGTGCGCCATCAGCTTAACTCTTGCTACTTTCAATTCGGGAGGCTCGAAAAAGACAGGCTTACCGTCTATAACCGCGACCTGCTTTTGCTGGTGTGTAATCGTCGGGGGTTTCATCGCCATGAAGAACTCAGTCGTCATCGCCTTGTTCCTCGACCATATCTTCCCATTCGTTCAGCAATGCTCGCAAATAATCAGCAGCCTGATTATCGGCGAACAACTCTTTCCGATCGATAACAAATTTGACGATATAGTTCCCGTTTAATTTTATTCCGAATTGAAGCTTCCCAGCCTTGTCGTAACAACGCATGAAATTATTTCCAAACTCTATTGTTTCTGGCGTTTCAACTTCCCAATATTTTTTTCCCACTTTTATCATCCTCTTTTCTTTTTTTCTTGCGCAACCGCTAAGGCTGTGGGAGGAAGGGGGCGCCGCGGAATCAGTAGCGGCGACCTTCTCTCTCCCTACCGGTTACCTTAGTAGATTAGTCATTAAGTTTATACATACAATCGCGTGTATATATAAGGGCATTCATTTTCAACGACAATGACCATTGTTTTATGGTGTTCGCCGCTCGGAATTGATCACGTTTTTGATGATTGTAGCCGTGCGGTCATGACCATAAAATTAATGATCATTGCCGTCGTTCTTCACAATGACATTTCCATTGTTCTTATCGATCATGTATCCAAATTTTGTAACCCAGCCTCTAATTGTCCGATCCGGTATCTCTTTTCCAGTGGTTGAAAACCACTCTTGGAGATCCTTGACCGTTGGCGGCTCACCCATGTTGCAATTAACCACGGCGTCCTCAAATTCCTCGGCTTTGCTTCGCCGCTCCTCTTTAGCCTTGGCTTTCCGTTTATCCGTAGCCTTTTTCCAAGGCGGCTGCTGCGGTCCGTCACCTTCCGGATTGATGTCCTTGAGGCTGCCTACGTCATCGACACGGTGCACAGGATACTGAAACCACATGTTAACCGGCGCGAATTTGGCGTACTCCCGCAGCGTTCCTTCCACGCGCCATGCAGACCTTGCTTGTACTGCCTTAGTCGCCAGTTGAACCTCCGCTTGAGCTGCAGCCTGTGCATCATTGTATAGGGCACGTTTAGCATGTTCCTCCATTGCTCTGGCGCTCAGCTCGTCATCCTGGGACACAGATTGCTGCAGGTATTGCGGGTTGTACTGAGCAAAGAAGCGTTTGTACACCTGACAAATGGCTTTGTTCTCCTCTTGCTTTAATAAATCTTCCGTTAAATCAAGCTCTACTAAATCGATAAGTGCGTCAGGATCGCGGGCAAATACGCCGCTGCCGCTGGCCCGGTCCATCGATTTTTTGCCGCCCTGTGAACCCTTGCTATGATGATGGCAATAGATAACGCTGGCACCCAGCTCCGTGGCTATCTTATCGAATTGGTTCGTGAAGTGAGCCATCTGATCGGCGCTGTTTTCATCGCCTGTAAGGACCTTATAAATCGGATCGATAATGACCGCAATATATTGTTTCTTGGCCGCTCGCCTAATTAGCTTCGGCGCAAGCTTGTCCATCGGTACCGACTTGCCCCGCAGGTTCCAGATATCTATTTTGTCAATGTTCATAGGAGGAACACCAAGCGCTATATACACATTCTTAAATCGATCCAAAGCGCTTGCGCTATCTAATTCCAAGTTAACGTAGAGCACCCGCCCCTGTGTGCATTGCCATCCTAACCACTTAACCCCTTCTGCTATGGCAATGCTTAACTGAATCTGCAAGAACGACTTGCCAGCCTTTGACGGTCCGGCCATCAACATTTTGTGACCCTGTCGCAATACACCTTCAATCAATGGCGGTGCCAATTTCGGCATGTTGTCCCAGTAATTCGCTAGACTCTCCGGATCCGGTAAATCATCGTTAACGCCCTCAATCCACTCATGCCACTCGGCCCATGTTGCTCGGCCAATATTCGTATCCACGATAAATTGCTTCTTGCCATTCCGCTCGACGCCTGGCAGCCGTGACAGCCTGGACGGATTACGATTTTGATTGTCGATGTGCAGCCCGTTCCGCTTGCACACGTTGTACAGGTAATCAACGCGTTTTCGATATTCATCGTAATTGGCAGCCTCCACCCGCACGATAGCATGCAGGCTCTTGCCGCCGCTGTATACCATGACAGCGATTGGTAATTCCAGTTCGCGCATAATGGCATTCTGTTTTTCAATTTCCATCGTGTCGCTTTCCACAAGCGCATACCTAAACTCCGTTACGTTGTCGTTTTTGACGCCTTGGCCGTCGAGCGGGTTGAAGCGGATCCACGCGCCCGCCTCTGGATTGTAATCGCCCAGGACCGCTCCAATGTCGCCCTCACATAAATGCAACAATTCAATTAGCTCGCCTGCCGTCCGATCCGATGCGCCTTTAGTAGGCAAATACTTGCCGTCTTCATTTTGCCAGGTATCCGTGACGTAGCCGACGTTTTCGGAAGCCTCGAACAACGTCTGCAGGTAAGTGGTGAGCTGCTGGACCGGATTCCATGTTGCCGGCTCGTGGATCTCCTTGCCTTCTATCCAGTTTTTGTCTACGACGACATAATCGCCTCCGGCAATCTCGTCATCCCAGCCCAGCTCCCGGTCTTCACGATCAAATGACCGCGGCATCCAACCATTGTCTTTCGCCATTTGCGTAATGGTCGCGCCAGTTACTGGTGTGCCGGATCCCTCGAAGCTCGTCCACTTTTTAAAACATTCGCCCGGGTTGTAACGCCCACCGTCCTGCCGACTCCACGAATCCCAATCACTGGCTGTATAGCCCTCGTATTTGAGGGCCATGCCTACGTTGACCCATTCCTGGTAAGATAGGAACGCCGGATCAACGTAGGCCAGCAGCGCAATGAGGTCTATTTTATGTTCCATAGGTTTTTCCTTTCGTTACTTTAATTTATTTATTAGATGATCCTGCACCCTTGCCTTTGGTAGCCGCAGCACAGCAAATGCGCCGAAGTCAGTCAGAGCACTTTCGCCAATAATGGCGCCCTCTTCAATCCAGACTTCCAATTTTATGCGGTGATAACCTTTGTTCTTGCCCTTTTTAGCAGGCGCATGAATGGACACGTTTCCCGTAAAAGGCGCAATCACCAACAAGCTATCCTCATTTTTCTGTGCAATATGTCCAGCAAGATTCGAAACCATATCTTTATCAACATCAAACAGCACTGTTTTGCTCAAATTTAGCCAACTCCTTTAATGACTCTTCGATATCATCCCAACTGCCGAATGACATATCATCCATCAGGCTTGCGATTTCTTCCAAATCCCTGTCTTCTGGATGACGTTCTTCAAACTGATGATTGAACGCCTTTTCCTCTGCCGTTCGGCTGCAGCCATCCCACGACCCCATTGTGACGGTATATACCTCGCCGCGAAACGTAATTTCCTTTTTGATTCGACCATTTTCATAAGTAACAATGAATTTTGCCATCGTTCTATCACCCCTCCAAGTTGCTCAATTTTGACAGATTACCAATTCCATAATCCTTGTTGGCCCTTAGCCCGGAATGGCTTCACTAGCCGCTTAACATCAGATAATTCCCAAGCGTATCGTCCATGCTCATAATTTCCAAAATGGTATTCTTTGTTTCCTTCAATGCATCCGGCCCATAGACTTTGACGACCATTAGTAGCAGTAAATTGAACCGGCTTTGTAACTGCCTTCCAATTCAATCTTTCAATCTGCCAGCATTCCTCAAGCTGACACGTGGCCACAATGGCTCCTGTAGGCAGGTTGTCTGCTGTGTAACCGTACTTGGCCAACGCGGACTTGATCGGCTCCGTTTCACAGGCTTCACGATCAACCTTTTTGCCAGCATGAATGGCCAACTCGCCGCGATGTTTTGTGGACCAGCTGCGCGTTTCAAATTTCTTTTCGCCAAGCGCTATCAATGTCGCCCATGGCTGTATGATCGTAATGGCTTTCATCTTGTCCGCCTCCCAGATTTCAATTTTCACCGATACTCATATCTAAATCGTGCTTCTCATTCACTGTGACAATGTAACCTTTTAATTCAGCAAGAGAATCGTCCCATTCTTTTTGCGATTGAGGAAAGTTAAACTTGATTTTCGTTCCATGCTTATAAGGCCTGGACCATTTCACGGGCACCTGTATATCTTTCAGCATCTGCAGCCATATGTGTGCTTTGGCTACATCCCGCATTTTTTCGTCCGATAACGATGTCAGCTTGTCATACAAGATCGTTCCGCCCACGACTTTAATTTTATGATTGTTCATTTAAACGCTCCTCTCCGCCTCGGCCACTACTCCCCGTGATATTCTTTAGGATCGATTCCGTCCGGAACTTTCCAGCCATTGGCCGCTACCCGGTCAATCATTTTTTTAGCCGTTTCAAATTGCCATGTTCCGACGTGTTCAAAGCCACGGCCTTCAAGAAAGCGGATCTGCTTAGGCGTCGTCAAACCTTCTTCCCGGCGCTTGTCCAGGCGTTCAAGCAGCTTTGTTGCCTTGCCGGCATTGTCTACCTGATCCGGCAATATTCCAAGTTTCTCCAACGTCTGAATTTGCTTATCACTCGGCGGACCCATTTCCCATCCGAATGCTGGTACATAGCTAGCCAAATCCTCCGCCTGGATGCTCATTTCGAATTGCAGCGGATCCACCAGCTTAGCCTTCCGACGTTTCATTTCATTCAGCATCTTGGCCAGAGCTTCCTCACGCTGGGCAACTACATCCTCGGCAGCCTGCTTCTCAACGTCTTCCAGATCAAGCGGAATGCCCGCTTCCTCGATCTGCTTTGTCATGGCTTGGGCTACTTCTTCATTTTCTGCGATTAAATGGGCCGGATGACAAAGTTCATGCTTATCCGTATGCCAAAGGAAGTCTAATAGAAGAAGCTCCGTCTTGCCGGGGAATAGTCGGGTACCACGCCCCACCATCTGGCTGTATAAGCTGCGTACCTTCGTAGGCCGCAAGACAACGACACAATCGACGCTTGGACAATCCCAGCCCTCTGTCAGCAGCATGCTGTTGCAAAGCACGTTATATTTATCGCTATCAAAGTCTGCTAATATCTGCGAACGGTCCTGTGAATCTCCGTTTACCTCGGCAGCCTTAAATCCAATGGCATTTAATATAGAAGTAAATTTTTGGCTAGTTTTAACCAGCGGTAGGAATACAACGATTTTACGGTCCTTGGCCACCTTCCACATTTCGGCGGCGATGGAATCCAAATAAGGATCCAGAGCTGTGCCCAGCTCGCTAGCTTTAAAGTCTCCGGCCTGTTGGCCAACTGCTGATAGATTGATCTGCAGCGGAATTGTCATTGCCTTGATGGGGCTAAGGTAGCCTGATTTTATCGCCTTCGGTAGCGAATATTCGAAAGCCAAGCTTTCAAAGTAACTGCCCAGATTACGCATGTCTCCCCGATCCGGCGTGGCCGTAACGCCCAGGACGTTAGCCCCCTCAAAATACTGCAACACGCGCTGGTAACCATCGGATATACAATGATGCGCCTCGTCGATGATAATTGTGTCAAAATGATCTGCAGCAAATTGCCTCAACCGCTTATCTCTCATTAGTGTCTGGACGCTGCCGACTACAACCCTGAACCAGCTCCCTACTGATGTCTGATCCGCTTTCTCCCTCGCCGTTTTCAAGCCAGTTGATTTCTCAAGCTTGTCTGATGCCTGGTCCAGCAGCTCGCCCCGGTGGGCAAGGACGAGCACACGCTCGCCCAATACTACCCGGTCCTCTATTACCTTTGAAAATACGATAGTCTTGCCGCATCCAGTAGGAAGGACCAGCAACGTTCTCCTGATCCCCTTATCCCATTCCGCATGTATAGACTCGCGGGCCTGTTGCTGATAATCTCTTAGCTTCATGAGTCGATACCTCCTAGAATTGGCCCGGCGCCCATCCGCCTTGTTGTGGCGGCTGTGGTTGACCTGTCTGGCCTGGGAACGGCGCTGGATTATATTGCGGTGGTTGCTGTTGATATGGCTGCTGCTGAGGTGGCTGATACGACTGTTGTGGTGCCTGTTGCTGATATCCTTGCGGCTGCCCTGCCGGAAACGCATCTTCATAGGCAAAAAAGGTTTTTACTTGATTAGCAGCCCGATCCTCACCTTTGCTCTTATATTCCCGGACTTCAATTTTCGCTTTTCCCTTCGAACCAATGACCGCGTTCCAGTTCATCCGCAACGTCTCGCCCTTACGCTTCTGACCAATAGCAGAGAAGAAATTGGAAAGCAACCCCTCTGTCTTGGTATGCAGATACAAGTTGTGAAATACAGTCACGTCTCCATGCTCTTGGGAATGGACAGTCAATTCCAATTTGGCTTGATTGCAGGCTGGCATTTTTTCACTACCACTAAACCGCCCACGCTCAAATTTAGCAACAGTGAAAAAATAGTCCCCCACAGGAAGCAGCACGAAGCCGCCCCCACCGTCTTTTTCAATGGTGTCGTCCCAACCCAGTTCACGTTCATTATTTATAGTCATGTATTAATCCTCCTAATGTTTGTTATCAAAATGGTTGCAGCTCTCTGGTTGCTTGGATCATTTCGAACACTTGCGGCCATGCACCGACCAAAACGCCATCAATAAAATTAGGATCATAGTTAACAATCGGCGTGTTCATCGGGTAATAGCCTTTGTTGCTTACGACAATCTGAATTTCCGGCTCAGACACTTGATACTGCACCATCAAATCGTACAACTGACGTGGAATAGCTGGATCAGGCTGCGTACCTGCAGGCTGAGCATTCTGAGCAGGTGCCGGTTGTTGCTGACTTGTCGGTGGAGCAGGCGGCGCTGCAGGTGGTTCTACTGGCGGTGACACGGCGGGAGCTTGTGTTTGTGGAATTGTTTCTCCCCCTGTCATATGTCCAAATGCTTGTTGTGCAGGCTGTGATGGAGGATTGCCGCCAACCGCTGCCCCCTTCTCGAAAATATGGGCGATATGGGCATAGTCCAGCGGGAAGTCATCAGGCAGGCCATGGCGGTTCTTGGCGTCCCACGCCGGATGATGCGTAGCGTAGACCGTCCGCGTGCCGCCCTGGCCTTTATGCTTCTTGCCCTTTTCGTCTGTAGCCACACTGAACGTCTTGTAATTAATGAAGAGAACCATGTCGGCCCACTCTTTGACAAGTGGAGCTGTTCGGGATCCTGTTTTCGGGCCAAGCTTAAGCTGATACCGATCATAGGCACCCATTTCATCAGGCTGCTCAAACTTCACGATCTGAGCATGAGCATTCAGGACAACATGAATACCGGATTCAATAACATCGCTAAGCAGATTCAGAAAGCGTCCAAATTCCTCGGCCACGAAGATATAGCCCTTACCGTATCCAAAATCCTCGACGCCCTTTTTCTGATGAGCTGAGCAAACCCCTTCTACGCAAAGCATTTCTGCCCAGTCAATCGTGTCTAGCACAAGCGTTCCGAACCTGCTGCCCTGCTGCTTAACCCATACGACCTGCTGCTTAAGCATTTCCCAGCTCGACGGCTTCGGCAGCCGATCAACTTCCATTTCTGTTGTGCTGCCCTCTGTATCAATAAAGATAGGACGTGGAAACCGCCCTGCCAGAGAGGATTTACCAATTCCCTCCGGACCGTAAATAACAACCTTCTTGGCCTTTTCTACTTTGCCACTGATGACTTGCATCAGAACTCACCTGCTTTCCAAGTTTTCTTTTCTTCCGGCAGCTCCTGCCCCGCAACATAGCCGTCTTCAATAATGATGCTGCATTCGTCGCCGGTGCTGACACGCGTTGCAATTGCCTGCAGCCCTTCTTGCTCAAGCCAGCTGCCAAACTCTTGCAGCGTCTGTAAATCCATTTGTTCGAGCTTGTCCAGCAGGATAAAGCCGCATTCAGGCTTAAGCTTCCGCACAATGGCCGTGGATACCTTGAGTTGATCGGAACCGCTCATGTTCCCCCATTTCTGCCCTTTGTAGATTAACTCCCCCCCTTCAACGGACAGACCTTCCAGCGGTAGCGCTGCGTTATTCAGCAGCTCCGCTTTCTGCTCGCGGATCCGGTTAATGTCTACCGTTAAAGCATCGTATTGAACACGGTAGTCGCCTGCATCCGCCTCTGCCTTGTCCTTATCTAGATTCGCTCTCACCTTGCGATTGATAGTGTCAATCTGCTGAATGTTGGCTTCCAGTTCCGCCGTCGATTCGTCTTGAAGGTCAAGCGTGTCCTTCTGCGCAATCTCTAAATCTTTTGAAAGCTGTTCATATTTCAAATTGGCCTCATACAAAAGGGCATTTAACCTGCTTACCTCTTGCCCCTGGCTGGCATATGCAGCCTGAATCTGTGTCAGCTGCTGCCGCTTGCGCTGGTTATCTCCGTTACGCGCCATAATACCTTGCTGCTGACTAATCAGCTCCGACGCGGATATAGGCTCCTTTGGTGCGTCCGTATAATACGGCTGCTCCTTGGCAAACTTGGCCTTCTGGTCGGCTATCTGCCCGATTGTGTGCCGTTTGTTATAGACTTCCTGTTCTTGTGCTTCCAGCGCCTGCAGCTTGTCACCGACTCCGATAATCCGCAGCAGGATGTTGGCCTTTTCCTTATTGGAAGCATTCATAAACTTGGGCAAATCAATGGCCAGCTCTTCAACTAAACTGTCGAGCAGCTGCTGGCCACCCTTCTGGCCGTTCGGATCAATAACCTTGAGGTCGCTGTTCTTCCCCTTCCGCTCAACGATTAGGCCGTTGCTGAGTACGATGTGGAGATAAGGCGGTACTGCCGATCCATCGCGCTCCGCTTGAGTCGGACGGTATTTGTTGCCACCAAGCCCCCAAGCAATAGCATCGAGCACACTGGTTTTCCCTTGATTGTTGCGTCCGCCTACGACAGTCAGGCCGGAAGCTGTCGGCTCAATTTTGACCGCCTTTACCCGCTTGATATTTTCGACTTCCAATTTATTAATTTTGATCATGATCCTTGTACCCTCCAATTAAAGATAGTTTTTGAGTAACGATTTCAGCAGCCCGTTTTCACGTTCCAGATCAGACACCCGATTCGCAGCTTTTTCAAACTCCATTTGCGACGCCTCAAAGCGTCCCATCCAAAATTCAGCCGTTTTTTCAGGTTGATGTGATACGATCGGCGGATCCTGAACACTTGGATCGTCAGATCCTTGACCACCTTTCGTTGACTTATTGGACATGCCGACTAAACCCCATGATTTTTTACTTTCATAAATGAATGTCTTAGACACCTTAAATTCCTTGGCGATTTCGGTATCAGCAACGCCACGCGCCTTGCAGGCCGCATAGGCATCTTTCGTTAATTTCTTCACAGCAGCATCCCCCTTATAATCAAAATGACTACTAGCCTTCCTGCGCAGCTCAGCCACCGCAATTTTCATGCGCGTCGTGGACAATCCTAATTTGGGAGCTGCTGCAGTCGGATCCATGCCCTTGTTCAATAATTGAAGTATCTTGCGTTCAACCTGGCTCAGCTCGTTCACAAACAACGAAACATTTGCCTCCGTGTCGTCTATTTCCTCTGGCAGCACATCGCATAACGTGCCACAATCCTCGCCTAGCGGTGCATCCAATGAAGAAGGTTTAGATTCACGTAAGTAATTCAAAGCTCGCTGTGCAGCCAATTCATTCGCCTGTAGCTGCTGCGCTATTTCAGCTGCTGGTTGCTCCGTTAGACCTTGTTTCAGGATTTTCCCAGCAAGGTTGTAGACAGCCTGCGAAACTTTAATCGGCTGGTACTTCCACAAATATTTTCCGATCTCGCCCAGGATATATGGCAGCGCGAATGATGAAAACTTTACTGATTGGCCGCGGCTATTTAGGCGGCTTGGATCAAAGCGCTTGTGGGCCTTAATCAGCCCAATTGTTGCCTCGCTCTCCAAATCTTCCTTTGCAATGCCATGCTGACCAATAGCCCAGCGATAACGCCCAATAGCATAACGAACGAGATAAAGATGCTGGTCAATCACATTTTCTAAATGAGCAGGTTCCGCATTCAAATGAGCCGCCCTCTTCCGTTCAAGGCCATTGCGTGATACAATAGCCCTATTCAAATTGTTTCTTTGGGCTGTTACGGAGTCGGATCCGTAGCAGCCTTTTTCATTGCTGCAATCTCTCCGTCAAGCCAGTCCAGCGCTGCCGGCAATACGTCCGGCTCAGCAAGGTGTGGATAGTTAATCAGCCGCCAACGCATGCGCTGCAGGTCATACCTTCGCCATGTCATAGCCATTTGGCTTACTCACCTCCCTTCTATTTAGGGTTGATTCGGCTTGTAGTTAGATTCTTCTTGCTGTTTCATCCACTTATCTAGGCTGCTGGAGCTGAAAAGATAGCGCGGATTCTTACTGCCATCTGCTCCAACTATCCGGTATGGCAGCTTTTTGGCTTGGCACATTCTCCGCAGCGTGTATTCACTCATCCCCAAGTATTTCAATGCTTCTTGGAACGTAAGTGTTACATCCGATTGAACATTCAGGCTTTCACGTATCCTCTGTTCAGCTGCTGCGACTTCCTCTGCGATAATGGCACGAATGGCTGCTTCGATTGATAGGTTCACCCCGCTACCTCTCTTTCGATCACAGGCAGAAATCCTTTTTGTTTCAATAATTCATAAATGAATAATCGACCCTTTTGGGTCCATTTAGTGCTAACCCTTGAATTATCAGCATCAATCACGTGAGTCGTGGTTTGCGTGTATCCCTTATCTTGGTATTTTGCATAGAGTAACCAAATGTCACCTTGCTTGAATTGAACGTCAAGTTCATAAAGCTTCTTATTCAGAGCCATAGCACTCAAGCCGTAATCCTTCGCAATCTTGGAAACTGATAGAAGCGATTTGTTTTGGAGCACCATGTCATAATAGGAAGCCTTGGGTTTAAGCTCGTTGTTCTGCTGTACGAGAACCATATTAGTTGTTTGAAGCTTTTCGTTTTGTTCAACTTGCTCGACCAATTGCAGCAATGCTTCTTTATAGGTAGATGGCAGTTGAAACATAAGTTGTTTTTCCATATCTTCAAACTTAGTTACGTATGCAGCTGTAAAGAGCACGCCTTTATCACCCGTCATTTTGTTTGCTACCATGTCACAGCCTTTGCGGGTTAGGAGATAACAAGGTCGTGGCTCGCCCTTCCCGTCAACATAACTACTCTCGATGAAAAAATGTTTCGAAACTCCCTCAACTGTACCGTGTGTCCTATTGAATAATTCTGTTGCCATCTTTACGTAATCCTTACCGCTCTCAACGTCCTCAGATTTGAGTGCGTCGAAAGATTTAATATATCCGCGAATATCTCGCAATAGATTATCGTGTCTCGCACCTGTCAGCTCAGCGACATTTCGACTATCCATGAGCAGTTGGCCGTTCTGATTTACAATCGTAATTTCAAACATCTTTATTTCCCCTTCCTGTAATAAGGTAAGCGTATCGGTGAATTACTACGTCTGCGCTACGGATTTTACTGACTAACCGCCTTCAAAGCGGAGAGTTCAGGGCCGCTAATGACCCAAATCAGCTATCTTACCAATGCGTCCACGGTTGAACCCAATGCGTCTGCCATTTTTACCAAGGTGTCAGCCGTAGGGCCAGATTCTTTTTTATCCAAGCTGTAGATGACGGTCATTGAAACTCCACTTTCCTTGCTGAGGCGATAGCGCGTCCAGCCCTTTTCCTTAAGCAACCTGTCCACATTCCCCTTAATTGCTGTTCCCATGTTCGTTCACCTCCTGAAACAAATATACTACCGTATTAGGTATGTATCAAATATCAAATACTACCGTTTTAGGTATGTAAGTTTCGTTTTTCTCCTAATTTCTTCTGATTACTTGACCTAGTACCTAATTCCGTTATATTATTACCTCATAGGGATATAATTGAATATGTGAGGAGAGTACAAATGAGCATTGCAAATAGAATTGTAAAGTTGATTGAGAAAAAAGGAGTCTCTAGGTACCAATTGGCGAAACTATCCGGTGTTCCGTATACAACCCTAATAAAGGTTTTAGACGGAACAACAAAGAACCCTCAAATTGACACGCTAAATTCTATAGCTAAAACTTTAGATGTTTCGATTGAAGATATTACACAACCGTGGGTGAGCGAGATTATTGAAGGGCTACTCGAAACTTATAAGTTTAGTTATGAGGACTTAGCTAAAGGAACCAGTCTAACTACAGAGTACCTTACCAGTATCGATGATCTAGTTCCTGGCCCGTGGGATTACGAATCGATAGATAAAGTGGCTAAATTTCTTCATATTAGCAATATACCTATTCGAGCCGCCTTGGCAAGACAAGAACCACCTGCATACAACGGGCCATCGATGACAGCTGAAGAAGCTTTTGCAGATGAGAAATTCTACGAACCCGAAACCATCGCAGCTCACCATGTCGGGGAAGACTGGTCGGAGGAAGAACTTGCGGAGATAGAACAGTTCAAGCAATTCGTGAAAATGAAGCGGCAGAAGGGCGGACAATGAATGAATTATGACGCTCTGTTAATGGAGGCTACACGGCATGATGTAATTGTATTCGAGAAGAAAATGACTCCTCGCATTAAAGGGCTATACGCCGATAAAGTTATCTTCATAAATAAAGATCAGTCAGAAGTGGCTAAGGCTTGCGTCATTGCAGAAGAAATTGCCCATTACCATACCAGCTCAGGCAACATCCTTGATCAATCCAACATCCAGAACCGCAAACAAGAGCTGCGGGCCAGGCAGTGGGCTTATCAGTGTATGATTCCTTTGGATCGCATTGTACAAGCCCACCATGCCCGAATATCAGGCCGATATGATCTGGCAGAATTTTTAGGCGTTACAGAAGACTTTTTACAGGCAGCTATTGATCGCTATACCGAAAAATACGGATTATCAGTTAAGGCCGACGACAACCATATTGTGCTGTTTGACCCATTAGGCGTTGTAGAATTAATTTAACAAGATTAATACACGAAATGAGATCCTACCCTTTCGCGCTTTCCGGCCTAAAGGCTGTTTATCATACATCAAAAAAGAACATACGTTCTATTGGAGGAAAAAAGATGGCAAAAGGAAGCATCGAAAAACGAGGAGAAAATACCTGGAGGTTAACTGTAGACCTTGGCCTAAATGCTGACGGCACCCGCAACCGGCCACGCCAAACAGTCACAATTGAAGACGAGGCGCTGCTAAGAACAACAAAACGCTTGAAAGATTATCTGGATGACCAATTAGCAGCGTTCAAACTAGACGTATTGAGCGGGAACTATATCGCACCTGCTAAACTAACATTCAAAGATTTTTATGAGAAGGAATGGATACCAAAGTATGCTGCGATAGAGTTAAAAAATGGGACCACTCTAAAGTCACACTGTTCGAAGATCAATAACCACGTATTGCCCAGAATTGGGCACAAACGCATCGACGAAATTACAACGATGCAATTGGTTAAAATGTTTGCTGATCTACGTAAGCCAGGCGCGCGCGTAGACAAACGAGGAGGTAAAGACACGTTATCATCCCGGACGATTCAATATACCTATGACGTAACGAATAGTGTGTTCGCGAGAGCCGTTGAGTGGAACGTACTCAAAGTAAATCCGCTGGATGGTGTTAAGCGACCTCAGATTAGCAAAGAAGATAAGAAGGCGCGAAAGGATCGGAAAAACTACTACGAAGATGATGAAGCGACAGCAGTAATTGATGCGCTGCTTGAAACTAAATCGGTATGGCGTATGTATTTTCTTGGGGCAATTATGGGAGGCTTTAGACGCGGCGAGTTGATCGCACTTGAGATTGATGACTGCGACTTCGTGAATTGTCGGCTGCGGATCGATGAGAGTATATCGAACACCGAAAACAGTCAAGCCGACATTACTGACACCAAGAACGAAGCATCTAACGATTATGTGGACATGCCACTGTGGTATATGGAAGAGTTGGCCGCTCACATCAAAGCAAACCGAAAGCTTAAATTGAAACTGATGGACAAGTGGGAAGGTGGGGATCGCAATTTCGTTTTTCACTCTGGATTGGGTAAACCATACTATCATACAACGCCGACCCAAAGGTGGGAAAACTGGTGTAAGAAAAACGGGTTCCGATATGTAACCCTGCACGGCCTACGGCATACGAATGCAACGTACTTACTAGAGCAAGGTGCATCTATTAAAGAGATACAACACCGACTGAGACATGCTACATCGCAAGTCACCAGCGATACGTATGCCCACGTGACAAAAAAGCTCAGCCGCAAGACCGCTTCGCACCTTGATAAGTTCGACCCAAAAGTTCGTCCCCAATCCGTCCCCAACGGCAAAAACGACGCCCATTCTTCTTGA